CGAACAGTGATGGATTCAGCACGTAAGGAAACGCGGAATGTAATTGTCCTGTCAGTTCATGAGTTCCGTTCGGCAATGTGATTGCTGCTTTCTTCCCGTCATCGAATTCAACGTAGGTGTAACCAACCAAATTACCGTCATCATCATTTACCAGATGCTTATAGTTTTTCTTTAGCTGTACTTTTGGATTTTCGCCGGTGAATGCCTGAAATATGCCATCTCGGAGACTGGTCTTACCGGCCCGGTTACTTCCGCAAATCAAAGTGATTGGTGTGGTAACTTTGATTTCCACTTCTTTCACGGCCACTGTGCCGTGGGATGATATTTTTTCGATTCTCATGATTGAATGCCCTTGATTAAATATTGATCTGTGTCCGGTTGATTACGTTCTTTTGCCCAAGCCAAAATTAATTCTGAAAGCCAGACAATTCTTTAGGCATAATCCCCGCATTTGTTGCAAACAAGTGGTGCATCTACGCAGTTAGAACATGGCGGGGATATGTGGCACGAGCATGCCCCTTGTCGGATATACTCATATAGCCCATCGCAATCACTACTGTGCATACATTTATCTCCTTCCGTTTTTCTGGTGTGTATGCGGCATTCATAACCACACTTAGGGCAATATCGATGATCAATTGGTATTTGAGCATCACAACATTCTGTAATAATAACTTCATCTGGCGGCATCTCATCCTCGCAGTTGGTCCAGGTTATTTCTGGCATAGGTTATAGCCCCACAAATCTCAACAGACATTTACTTGAGCAAAATGCATAATTAGACTGAAATATCATTTCATTTTCTGGTTTTTCTGCCCCGCATTCCGCACACTCACAAATGCCAGTGAATTCCTCATAAAATTCCAGAATGCCTCCAAAAGAAAATTGTCCAGCTGTTGGATCAACGATAGTTCCATCTTTTTTCCTGCACCACCAGTGCGGTTCCTTGCCATAAAAAGGATCATGATAAAATCCCCGCACGAGCGTCAGGCTTGTGTCATTAGCGCAAAGCGCCTCAGACATTTCCTTGCACTTTCCTCTATACAACTCGTAGTTGCTTGGGGTGCTCACTTCCCCCACATCGGCGGAATGAGGCTCAACCCATGCGGCCTCAATAATTTCAGGATCTGTGATGCCGGTGGTTTCGGTATCAAAAATGATTGCTTTGCTCATGATTATTCAGCATCCTCTTTCTGATTTGTATATCGTTAGATTTTTCATGTTTGTTTTTCCTATGTTTACTCGTCGTTTGCGATGCGCTCAAGATGTTCCTGCTGTGATTCTGATAAATACATTCGTCGCCCGAATTCATCAAACTTGCCGCGCAGGTCTGAAACGAATGTTTCTTCCCAATCATTTGCCGCGTTTCTTTCCGCATCATCAAGCAACGATTCAAATTCATCGTCTTCGTATATTTCCTGAACTTGAGACATGATGGTTACTCCAGATCGTATGATTTTCTCTTGGTCTGATTTTCTTTTTCCTGCTGCGCCTCAGCGATTAATTGCTGCCGTATTGCTTCCCTCTCTTCATGGGATGGCTCGCTGCTTGGTTTGGCCTGGATATCTTCGGCTTTGATGTCTGGTTTATCTTGCTCGATTTGTTTTGAGTCAATCGATTTACCTTCAATAATTTCACCGGTCGATTCATCAACGATTACCGATCCATCACCCTCAATCACTATTGATTTCCCTTCATCGTGCGCCGCCTCAATTTGAGACGCGCTTTGCATCTCGATGGACATGGGTAAATACTTCCAGCCGCGCCGGATGATTGTTTTCTTTATCATTTCGTCGCGGTCGGTATCCCACGGAGTTTCTTTCCCAGACTTCACGGCTGAACTGCGCGCCTTGATCCGCATCACTTCTTCAACAGTCATCCATTCAAAATGACTTCCGCCATCTTTGAAATGAGCAACCATATAGACGATCTTCGGTTCTCCCCGATCTCCCGTTAAACATGGTCTATGCTTAACCTTTGTCTCAATGCCAAGTTCCAGATCAAACGAATCATTCTCATAAACTATTTCAGCGTTTATGCTGCTTATTTCTCCGGATCGTCTAGCAAGCGATATCAATCCTCGATACCCCGGCATCATCTTGATTTCGCCTTTGAACGGCACAAGGTACGCCTGCCCAAGCGCGCCGCCGATCTCAAGGCCAAGGTGCGCCGCCTGGACAATAGAGTTGACAAAGCTACCCGGATTTTCCATTGCAATCTTAGCAAGATAAGAATTGCTTCTCAGTTCATTAAGAGCTATTCTGGCCATCTTTTCCGGCGTTAATTTGTTAGAGATAACAGACTTGATCTGTCCCATTCTGCCAGCAAGGAATTGTGATAATTCACCGATATTCTTTGGTTTTTCAACGGATTTTCCGGTTGCTGCTGCTTTTAAATTTGCCACGCTCATGATTATTTCCTTTATTTAATTAAAAATGGCCTTGCGCCTGGTTTGGTGGTTGTGAAAGTTCTCAGAATTTCGTTAACCAAATCAGAGTCAGTAACGTTGTCGGCAAGGTCGAAAAAAGCCTCTTTCCAATCCGTCTTGATGCTTGCCTTGTTGCTCTTCCAGGTAGCTAATTTCTGCCCGTTGTACGTCAGCAAAGCAGCATCGCCCATCCGCGCTTTGATCTGAGTGATAAGCACCTCAAGGTGTGCTTCAACTGCTTTCAAATCGTTTTTGGTGGTGGATGCTTGCGCCACCAAATCAAGCAATTCCCGGTCTACTTCGAGGACTTGACCGCAGTCATGCCGGTACAGCCGGTTTATGTCATCCGCAGTTACCGGCTCAGGCGCCTGCCGGTTCTGAATTCGCTCCCAAAACTCAATTTCTTTGGCGCGGATCGCTTGTATTATTTCTTCGTCTCTCTCGATCCAGTGTATGCGCAGATCATCAGTCCCAATCAACGCCGCAACCACGCATTTGTTCCTGCGCTTAACCATCAAATCATGCATCGTCTGGCACTGGTAATAGATTGGAAAATCATCCGTCTCAGGCTCGCCCCACAATTTTGCAGCGAATCCGTTTACAGACTTTGCTTCTGCGCTAATGATCTCGCCGTCTATACGCAATACCATGTCACTTTCTGATGCCAAGAAATCGAACTCAGGATCACGAAGGCGTTCATTTCTGGTTATTACTTCAACGTCATGGCCGCGATCGTCTAATTCCTCAAGCAACATTTCAAGAATCAATGGCTCGAACTTCTTCCCACGGTTAAATATTTTCTGCTTGGCCGGTGTGACGTCTTCATGATATTCGCCAATCTTCTCTTGATACAATGCAAACGGACTTTTCCAAGGCGATACACCAATTATTGCCGCTGCATCTGAGCTTCCTATGTAAGTGCTTCGATCCATTGCCAAAACTTGTTCAATTTGTGCGCTCATAACCCCTCCAATTATTTATCCTAAGAACCTATTTGTGTTGCCTCGCCTGCCTCGCCGCCATTTAACTTCGGCTCTATCAGGTTTTGGACTTTATCTCAACACCACATATCCGCGCCCGGTCATGCACCGGACTATCATCTGATTGACTGTAAGAGACTCATTTCCAAGCCCTCCCAGTGCACCACCAGCCGCACCTGCTCCTGCAAGCAACCCGACATCGAGGCCCAGGATAGCTCCGAATATCGCGCCAATCGCAGCACCAGCCGCAGCTTGTGTTGCAGCGCTTGCCATGTAGCGGGTGTTATTTGCAGCAATTGCTTTGCACTGGTAAAGATCATTCGCGTAATCGCAATTTTTACAGCGCGACATGTCAACGACAGGATCATACGTGGATAAAGCAACTGCCCCATTTTGCGGAGCGGTGGCGCATCCTGTCAGCACTGCGGCAAAAATAAGAGCGGTCAATCTCATAACCCCTCCAATTCTTCAATCAGTAGGCATCGACTTGCTTCGCGAACGTGTCCTTCAGCCTTCTGATAATTCAAATCCAGAGCCTTCTGGACAGCCGTCAAAACCTGAATCGCGTACTCTCGATTTTGATAAATCGGCAATTGCTCATATTCATCTCCGAGAGCCGAAATCAAATCGTTCTCGATTTGCAGCGCCTCGATGACACTGCCGATTTCGTTACATAATCCTTCCGCATCGATATATGCCCTTGCTCTAGCAACGTGCCGCTCGTGAGTGTCTCTGTAGATGCGTTCTGCTACGGCGCTCATAATTGCACCATCCCGCGTTTAATCGACTCAATCAGGTTACCGGCCAGCTCCCAGGACCGGCGAAGGCCGAAGCCGCAGCGCATAAAGTATCGCCAATAAATTAAGCGTCTCATAACCGCACCTCACCGCACTTTGCCGCTTGTGAAACCTGATCCAGCCGCGCCGCATGATCCCGCTCGCCCATCCAGCCGAGCAGGGCTAGTAAGCAGATCAACCCGGCAAACACGGCCAGCTTGGCGCAAATCCCGTTGTCCTGCGCCCTGTAATTTTTGTAATCCATACTCACCTCCGATGTTTATTATCAACCACCTGCGCTCACGACCAACGCGACATACAATATGTTTATGACGCTCTGCTTGGTTTTTAATAGGGACTTATATACTTAACTCCCACGGTGCTCATTTCAGCAATTCCGCGAGTTTTTCCTGCGCTTCAGCAACCACTGCTTCGAGCCGTTTGACCTCGGCACGCTTCTTTTCCTCATCCTCGCGCGCCATACGTTCAGCGCGTTGCGTTTCGTTCTCGCTTGGCACTGCGGAAAAGAACAAATTGCCCTTTCCGGCGATGGGTTGCACCGTCATGTGGTCGAAACCCATCTTTTTACCGAGAGCAGACCATGCGGCGTTCGCGTTTTCTTGCGGACTTCCGCCCATTGGGGTGCCGCCGCTCAGAAACATCACCGGAGTCGGCTTGCAGGCGTCAAGGATTGCGTCCAGATCGGCCTGTGTCATTTCATAATTCGTTCGCGGATACACGTTTTTCCTCCTGTGGAGTTAAGTATATAAATCCCTTTTAATAATAGCCATCGCCATAGCCATCGCCAGAGCCAGAGCCATAGCCAGCGCCAGCGCCATCGCCAGAG